CAGCGTCTCCACATGCTTCAATCAGATCTAACGTTTGGATGCTGTCGTTACCAGCAGAGTAGTGTTGACCATAAGTTCCAGAGATGTAGTCACGTAGCTCTTTTAAAAGAGCGTCTTCATTATATTTCAAAGTCATTTGTCCCAGATGGATTCTATGTTGTCATGATAGCATTCAAAGACGGTTCCGTCAATTGATTGCATGTAGAGTTTGATGCCCTCTCCTCCAATAATTTTAGCGGACTTATAGTCGCAATCTTTCAGGATTGCAACATGTCCGACATAACCATGGAATTTATCTTCAGTCATCATTAGTTTCGGTGTCAACGTCTGCGTCAAGTTTTCCATAAAGTTCAATGAAAGATTGCTTAGTCTCTTCATCAAAGCGATTGGTGCAAACCTTGATTGCCTTGAGGCGATCACCAAAGATTACATAAGCACGAATGATATGAGACAAGCGACGGGTAGAGATTACTTCATCGATGCCACCGTCTGCAAATGTTTTGCGAATGACATCTGCCCAGTCTGCAAGTTTAGCACAAAACTCGTCATCTGTCACCCCAACCTTCATGCACAGTCGCTCAAGGATCTTGGTCTCAATCTTAGGAGTAGGATACTCCTGCTCAAAGGTCAAGGCAAAACGCTCAAGGAATGCTTCATTAAGAACGTTCGTGCCGATGAAGCGACCGTCATCAGAACCTTTACCCTTGGTATTAGCAGTGGCGATGATATTGAAACCAGGAGCAGGTTGCACAGTGCGACCAGTCTTCTTCAAGTAAACACCATTGCCTTCAAGAATAGACTGGAGACACATAATCTTATTCGATGCCAAGTCAATCTCATCTAGAAGCAACACAGCTCCACGTTCCAAAGCTTCGATGACAGGACCATTATGCCAAACAGTTTCCCCATCAACAAGACGGAACCCACCAATAAGATCATCCTCGTCAGTTTCAATGGTGATGTTCACACGGATGATCTCCTTATTTAGAGCAGCACATGCTTGCTCAACACCCATGGTCTTACCGTTACCAGAGAGTCCAGTGATGAACACAGGGTAGAAGATACCAGAGTTGATGATCTTCTTCACGTCAGTAAAGTTACCGAACGGGACAAAGGTATCATCCTTTTCAGGAATCAGATCGCGATTTTCCTGAGCGGTAACACGAATTGGTGCTGCAGGTGCTTGATATGTTTGCTCCAACTTTTCTTGGACAGTAAGATTCCACTTACCACGACCCACATTGTAATCACGAACGCGCTTAACAGCAGTAGGATAAGTAACCCCAAAGTGCTTGCAAGCAGAACGAAGGTGATCGGCATTGATATCGCTTCCAAAGTTCTCAGACAGATAAGAAGTAAGTTGTGTGGTTGTTAAGTCAGACTTAGCAGGCATCGGTCTCTTGTGTTGTATGCATATATTATACACAAAAAAGCGCCCCTTGCGGGACGCTGTGGACCAGTTTCAGAACTGGATCTTGAAACCAGTCGGGGTCTCAATCTGTTTTGCACCCATCTGTTGGTAGTGACGAACTGTTTCGACTTCCTCAGGTGCTTGTGGTTGCTCGGTCACAGTCTCTACTGTGTCAAACAAGATCTCTGCTTCCTTGAACGGTTGAGATTCTGGAAAAATCAAAGGGAATCGAGAATGATAAGAATTGAATTCGGGTAGATACTTGTTATGTTTGAACCATTCACCTACACTCTGTCTACCGATTTCACATTGATGGTCAGTAAACTCAGGATATTCTCTACGAATTTGTTTCTTTACGTAAGTCAAGTTTACTTTATTAGAGATTTCTCCCTTCTTTAAAGCAGACACACTTTCACGAAAAGCAAGGATGCAGATCTTTTTGTTTGTTAGATCACGGTTTTGGATGTTAAAGTCTTTGTTAACGTATTGAAGCGAAGATACTCTACTCATTTTAAATCAAAAATTGCGTTTATTCCACTATTGGATTATAAGGTATATATCTTTATTTGTCAAGAAATGAGGGAAATAAATGAATTAAGAATTTTTTTGTTGTTTTGTTTTTTTGACAACATCTTACGAAAAGCAGATCTTACTTGAGTCTTGCTAGCACCAGCATCAACTTCCAGTTCAGTATCTTCTGTGCTAGTTGCCTTGGCGTGGATGGCATACAAAGCATCGTATGAAATAGGATTAGGAAGAACAGCAGACTTCTCTTTCTTCCACTGCTTCTGCAGTTTAGATAGAGAATCATATTCGTTGTGACAATAACGATGATAGAAAGTAGTCAAACCACTGGACTCAACAATACGGAATCCCATGACGTTGACACCAGGATTGTTCTCCTTTAGGTTGTCAATGAAAAGATTAGTGGTCTCAGTGAAACCATTACTTTTGGAATACATGCGACCAATCTTACGATCACGAAGAATGACATCTCCACCATCGACGCGGCGAACTGTCATGCGAGTAGACTCACCATCATATGAAATCACTTCAGCACCATAACCAGTTCCAGATGCCTCACCATCAGTCAGAATCATCAGGTTGACTTTATTGATACCAGTAGATTTCTGGAACTGAGGTATGATATCTTTCATCACCAAGATAGACTCATTCAAAGGAGTGCCAGACAGACCCATACCAATGGTGCCATGGTATGAAACATAGTGTGACATCGAGAATACTTCACGCCAGATGTTACGGCACTGGCGATCAAAGTTCTTGGAGTTAGAACGAGACGACAGGATGTTCATCATACGGAAGAAAGACTTATTGATATAAACTTGATTCTTCTCGATGTGTTTCTTGTATGCATAGTATTCATCATTGGTGATCTCACATGACATGCCAGCAATAGCACGTTCTGCAGGAATCCACTCATTAGAGAATGCATAAACCTCAAAAGGAATACCAACTTTCTTACAGAACATAATCAAGGTAAGGAGTTGCTTGATAGTGGGATGCATGACACCACCCATAGAACCAGACCAGTCAATGATGAACAACATTCCATGGTTCTTACCCTCAGGAATAATAGTAACTTTCTTGAACAGATCTTCGTTGAACTTGTAACTGTGCAGTTTGCTGGTATCAAGAACACCAGTGCGTGAAGTCATTGCACGAGAGTATGCATCAGCAGACTTCTTACACTCAAACTCTTTGACGAGATAGTTAACTTCTTTCTGGATAGACTTCTTGAAAGAGTTGTATTCTGCATCAGCAAAACTATAGTCATACTTCTCATCGGAGCACTCATCAATCCAGTCATGGATGGTAGTCCAGTCAACAACAAAGTCATCAGGGTTGAACTTAGGGATGTCAACATAAACATTGCGACCAGAAGTATAACGATTGTTCAGACCTTCAGCAGCACGATCAAATGATCCTTGAGTTTGTGACTCATTGATCTCACCACCTGCAGCAGAACCAGGACCTTCTTCTTGTTCTGCATCATCCCATGCTTCATAGTCAGTATCATCAGGACCTAGATCGGGAGAACCTTTTTCTTGCTGCTCAGATTCTTCGTCATCGATACTTTGACTTTCAGATTCATTGGAACGACCATCACTACCAGACTGAGAAACATTTGCAAGTTGTTCCATCTCTTTCTGTTGTTCCTTGGCAAGTTCCCACATCTTCTCTGCCACTGCAACTGCTTCATCGAAGGTCTCTGCTGCAGCACACTCGTCAACCAGTTCCTGCTCAACAGGAGTGAAGTTGACTAAGACACCAGTGGTGCCAATCTTGAAGTATAGATTTACACGGTCAATATAATTCAGGACATCAAGATCTTCATCTGCGATACCAAAGAAATCTTGTGCATTCAGTTCACTGTAACCACCATAGAAAGACTTTCGTAGACCAGGATATCGTCTCTTCATCAGTTTCTCGATACGTGCATCCTCAGTCACGTTCACATAATCGCAAGGGCATGAGAAGTTATCCCACACAGGAGTGTAGAGAGCATGTCCCACCTCATGACCCACTAGAAGATCATAGACAACATTGGATGCTTTCTCCCAGTTAGGCAGAGTCAGAATACGATCATCCACATTGAAGGATGCAGTGGACACACACTTATGCTCTACCACAAGGTTCTCGGTTGCCAGCAGACGGGCAAGGTTACCTTTGATCTCTTGGGTCTGCATGTATCTCTTGCGTTGATGCTACTAGTATATACAAAAAAAGAGGACCCGAAGGTCCCCTTAGTCCAGTTTGCTGATTGTCTCTCGGACGACCGAGTAGTTCTTGACCTTCTCTACATTGAGAGTTCGATCATACTTGTCGTTCATCTGCTCCTTGTGAGAGATGACAAACACCGAGATACTGTCATCAAAGTTTCTGAGGATCCAACCAAGATCACTACCCCCTTGCTGATCAAGAGATCCATCAAAGATCTCATCTAGTATAAGGAGGTTAGTATCCACACTATTCTTAAGTTTAGCAATACTGCGCCAAGTAAGCAACAGAGCAATATCAATACGAGATTTCTCTCCTTCGCTGAAAGAAGCATAAGAAAATTGATCTCGAAAGCGCGACTTAATTGTTTCTTCAAAGTTTTCATCGAGAGTAAAATTAACGTAGAAGTCCATACCTTGAAGATACTGATTAATCAGTTTATTCATTACAGGTAGATACTTCTTGATTATTCTAGTCTTGATTCCATTGTCTTTCAACAATCCAGCAGCAACACTTAACATGTCTTTGTCTTTTTTAGATTCAGACAACTGAAGATTGAGTTCTTTTTTCTCCTCAACTAAAGTTTCTAGTTTAGTGAATGCATGTTTCTTATCTCCGCCACCAGACTCTAGGTCTTTGATATCTTTCTCAACATCTACAATAGACTTACGAATCTGATTAATCTGAAAGTTTGCTTGAGAGATCTGTTGATTATTACTAGTGATCTCAGTAGAGAGTTCGTTCCATTTATTAAAACGATTCTCTTCTTCACCAATAGCAGAAAGAATATCATTGTATCCTACAGTCAACTCATCCAGTTTTGTTTTGCCAGATGATATTTTATCAGTTCTAAATTCATCAGAAAGATCTTGTGTGCATGTAGGACAGACATGGTTCTTCTCAAAGAACTGATGTTCTTTTTGACATGTCTGTAATTTAGAACTTAACTTAATGAGAAATGTGTTTAGTTTCTTAAGTTTGTTTGAAGATGTAGAATACTCATCAATTTGTTCGTTGAGTTTTTCTATAACATCACTTGTTTCTTTAATAAACACATGTTGTTTATTCTCATCCTTTAAAAGTTCTGAGATCTTCTCTTCTTTCTTAGAGATATCTGCTTTGTTCTTCTTGTCTAGTTCAAGAAGATGACTCTTCTGAATACTAACCTTCTCCTTGATCAAATCAACTTGATAATCAAAGTCTTTGATCTCTTCGCGATTGTCTCGGATCTTATCCTTGAGAAGCACGTTCATTGTGGAGAAGATTTGGATATCCAAAATGTCTTCAATAATCTCACGTCTTTGTGCAATAGGAAGACGCATGAACGGAACGAACGTCGATGAACCCAGGACTACAATTTGTGTAAAAGATTTATAGTTCATCTTAAGAACGTTCTGCTCGAAGTTCTTCTGCTGATCTACAAGAGTAGATTCTTGATTCCAAACTTGTCCATTATTATAGATCTCAAATTTATTAGGTTTGATTCCACGGACAACTTTGAATTCATTCTTGCCGATGCTGAATTCAATTTCAGTCACACAATCTTTTTCATTGATACTGTTCACCAGCATCGGTTTATTGATCTTACGAAACGGTTTGCCAAACAAAGAGAACGTAAGAGCATCAAGAATGGTAGACTTACCTGCACCATTCTCACCAACAATCAAATTAGTTTTGCATGTGGTGAGATCAACCTCAGTAAAGACGTTGCCCGTAGACAAGAAGTTCTTCCATCGTATAGTTTTGAAAATGATCATAGAACAACGTTATCAGGTGGTATAAGCAGGTCGTCTGGAGTTATTATAGCATACTTCTGATCTTTTGCATTACATGCTGCAAGAATTAGTTCAGCATCAATATCTGTAATAGACAAAGGTATCTCATCTTGGGTTGACTGATCTACAATCATACCATGGTAGCGTTCAGCATCATCATACTGTTCAAAGATAGGAATGACTTGATCCCCCACATCATTTGAGAGGGAGAAGACGCCAGTGTCATTACCTTTGAGAGTTAGGATGAACATTATGCTACTTCGCAACTTTCAATATATAGAGATTTCATCAATCCTTTGAGATCTGATTTATTGACGGACATCTCTACCTCATCAATATACTCGTTCAACAAAGTCATTGTGTCTTTGATCTCCAAGTTCTCATCAGCATCTGTTAGATCATCTTCCAAAAGTGTCTCGGCAATCTTTACATCATGAACTCCTACGTTGTAAAGACGATCAACCAATGTCTCGAACATGTGGTAGTCTGTCTTTTGTTCGACGATGACTTTGATAAACTTGTCTTTATAACAAGACACATCTTGTTTGTTGTAGTCCACACTTGTGTCGTCATAGAAGATCTTGTCGAAGATGTCGTAGGGATTTGCAACAAACTTAAGTTTATCACTTTCAGTATCGTAAATATGGAATCCACGACGGTCTTTATAATCATTCCAATACATCTGATAAGGATTGCCTAGGTATGTGATATTACCTTTAGTGGACTTATGATGGTAGTGTCCAGACCAGACACGTTTGAAACGATGGAACAAAGATGCATCCATACCATGATCCATTTTCATGCCTGGTGTAATCTCAAACCCAGAAAGTTCTAGATGGCCACAAACATTATCTGCTTCACTAGTCTCAAGTAAGTTTAGAATATCTTCTTGATTCTCTTTGTTAATCCAAGGAAGCATCAGGAATTTTTTACTACCAAGTTTCAGATGCTTAGGTTCAGAATAGATTGTGATGTTATCGTATTGCTTGAGCAACAACTCAGGTGAGTTAATCTTATTGGTGTTCTTATAATACACACAATGATTACCGAGAAGCATGTGAACTTTAAAGTCTTTTAATTTGTCAAAGTAATTACTTGTAACTCTATTACAGACATTAAAATCTATAGACTTTCTATTATCAAATGTGTCACCTAGATCAATGATTGTATCGATACCTTCTTTCTCAAGAGTTGGAAAGAATACATCATCATAAAACTTTTGAAAGTAATTCCAGAATGCTAAATTACCTTTGCGACCATCTAAATGCTGGTCAGTGATAAGTGCAATCTTCAAAGTTTGACTCCCATACTAACAGAAGTGACAAAGGAATAATCATCTAATGTCCCATCTTGTAAACACTTAAGATGCCATCTTGTTATCTGAGCAACTCCATCTTCAGTAGCACCAGTAATAAAGTTAGCCCCATAAGGTTCTTTCAATACACTGGTATAAAGACCAAAACGAGTTTTCTTAACATAGAAAGTATCGTCAATCCATACCTGACCTTCAGGAATATTCTTTTCGATAGTAGGATTAGAACCTAGACTAGTTGCTAAAGTAGATTTCATCGGTTCATTCTTGTCTCAATGTTTTCTTTAATGCTACCCATATCTGAATAGGACATGTTCATTCCTGCCATGTCTCCTTCAAACTTCTCTGTATACATGACTTCCTGGTAACCAGACTTCTCAAGGATCTTACTTTTAATCTCCAGTTGCTTCTTCTCCTTCTGTATGCGTCTCAGGAAGGCGTAGTAGATAATCTGGGTGAAGTATGCAAAAGGATTAGAACTCTTCTCTGGTTCGAAGTTATCGATGTATTGTAGGCAGTTCTCAATG